TGGTTTTAAGATATTTTCTCTATAATCACGGATTGTAGCTTTTAAATCCTCTTTTTTTATACGTGATCCACCTGCTGCTCCACTCATATATTGTCTGGTACATAGGCGCCTGCTCTTCTAACTGCTTCTTTAAACATAGTTAATGTTTTTTCTACATCTTCAGGCTTAAGGTTAGTTTTAATATAATCCATTAACTTATTATAATTATTAATTATTTCTAAAGTTAGTGGTTGTTTAGGTTTGTACTCTTGATTAAATATTTCTAAAGCACCTTGAGGTTTATCTGATATTGTTTCGCCTGTTTCTTTACGGATGAATCCTTTACCATTTTTAAAAGTATATCCTAAAGCAGCGAACATAGCTAACATTAATTGTCCTCTATGTAAACCTTTAATATTTGGATCTTCTTTAGGTAGTTCAGAATTATATCTGAATTTTAACCAATCCATGTCTCCTGAGTCGACATCAAGTTGTGCTCTTGAATCTAATTTTTTTCCGGCTGGAGTATACTGTGGGAATGAAAAATGGAGTGTTCCTCCATTTGTAGCTTTATTACTACCAAACATATCTCCACCAGCATTATTAACTTTATTGATTATTGAATCTAATAACGCCCTAGTTTGAATTGCTTCATCAGTAGCAGTACGAGATGATTTTTTATATTTTTCATATAAAGAATTAAATTCATTCTCATCAATACCCCAACCAGCTATATCCACTTTTCCATCTTTAAAAAAATGTTCTGATGAGTATGCTAAGTCTACGTCTCCAGATTGAGCTTTCTTACCTGTTGATCCTAACCAATTACTTTTATCAGCTAATTCAGCAAATGATGCTTTTTTATTTGGGAAAAGTTTACCTAAATCTTCTACAAATTTTTTAATTGTAGGTTCAATATTAGCTAATAAAATATCTTGAGCGTCGTATTCTGTATTTTTAAATACATTGCCACCCTCAATAATAAGGGCTTCACGTAGTAAATCTATAAGTTTGATCATTCTTCAGTTTTGTCATAAATATTTGGGTCTAACTGAATTTCGATAGGGAATGATTCTTGTGATGGTTTTGGGTTAGGATTTTCAACTTTAAATAATTCATGAACATTCTGGAATAATTTAAAACTGTCTTCGATTGAACGAGATGGTTCATATATTTCCCATCCTTTACCTTGTAATTTACCTTCTTTACGTTTAGATGATTTTAACCAAATAATACCAACTCTATCAATTTTTTCCTCAAATGTCTCATTCCATGCTTGAGCATAAGCTGCTAATTGTAGATCCATTGCTGTATGAATTGAGTTAGATGTTTTAATATCTAATAACCATCTTTCACCTTCTATTTCAACAACTAAGTCACAAGTACCAGCATACTTATATTGATCTGAGAATAAATGTATTTCACTTTCAATTAAAGTAGGTTTATTTGTTGTCCAAAAATCATGAAATTTAAGAATTAATTTCCAAACATCTAAAGAATAATTAGAACGATCATTTTCATCTAACCATTGGATTTTTTCTCCCATTAGATATCTTTCAATTGCTTCATGAACTTGAGTTCCTTCATCAGCTGCTTTTCTAGCTATGATATCTGAGTTATGTCCTACATCTTTTAGCCAGGTTTCAAAGAATTTACCTTTAGGCATAAATTGTAAAATACTTGTAACAGATGGATAATAATCACTATTTCTACTATAGAAACGGTTATCCATAATGTTTACCCTTTTAGAGGTAGGATCTATATCTAAAATACGAGTTACACTTTTTTTATAGATATTTACATTTTTTTCAATCATATTAATTGCAATTTTTTCTCAAATAGATCTGAGAATGTTAATGGTGTACATGTTTGGATTAGGCTAGTGAATTTTTCAAATCCCATATCACTTGGATCCTTATCATCCATGTCTACCAGGTATACTTCTTTACCTTCATTGATTAGCTCTTCACAAAATGATAGAGCTTGTTTAATAGCATCTTTATCTAATGCTATGTATATTTTTTGTACTTTAGATGTTACTAATTTCTTTCTTAAACTTTTTTGAATATTCTTACCTAATAGTGGGATAACATTGCGTTTTATAGCTAACGCATCAAATGGTCCTTCACATAATATAATTGGTATATTCCAGTTAATAAACAACTCAAATGGAATTATATCTCTAGATACATCTGGGTTTTTATATTTTAATGTTGAATTTTTATTAAAGTTTCTAGCTGTAAAATAATTCAAACTACCATGTTCATCATATGATGGAATAACAATACAGTTGGAGTAAACGCCAGATTCACAATAACCTATATTGTATTTCATAATGTCGTCAAGAGTGATATTCCTGCGTTTTAAATAACTAATAGCGTGCTTATATTCAATGCTATTACCTTCTATAGTAAGAGATTTAAATTCTTTAGGTAATTCTACTTTTTTCTCAGTTATTGTTATTTCAAAATTACCTGATGTATATTTTGATAGTGATCTGATTTCAATTATTTTATCTTTAGGCGCTTCAATTAATTTAAATAATTTAACTAAGCTTTTACCTCTTTTATCACAAACCCAACAATGCCATGGATGTTCACCTTTTTCACTTTCAGTTAAGTTAACTTCTAGTTTAGGTTTATGATGGTTGCAGAATGGACAATGATAGGCAAAATTACCTTTTGAGGTTTTTTTACCTTGTCCTAAAACAGAATTTAATGTTGCAACTAAAGCTTGGTTTACCATATTGTTTCAAATATAGTAATTATAAACCAAAAGCCAAGTCTTTTTTAAAATATCGTCCTTGTATGTTATCGTTATAACTATCTTTTTCTAAACATCCTAATACAAATTGGTATTTAGCTTCAAGATATGATAGGTGTTTTGAATTCCATGCTAATTCTAAGATTTCTCTATAGAATTTATCTTCACCAATTAAAGCTACATCTTCATGAAGTGGTTTACAACTACCCCAATATGTCTTCCAATCTGATTCAGCGTAAGTAACTTCTTTGGTTTTCTTACGGCCAGGACCAGTTTGTTCAGCTATAGCTTTTTTACCTAATTTTTTAGTTTTTTTATGTTGTAGGAATTTCTTACCAATATAAATTTTACCTGTAGTTGTATTACCTATCATATAAACAAATCCAAATGGAGTTTGTTCTCCAAAATCTTCTATATTATCGATTTCTTTACCTTTATATAACCAATTATACATAATTTTATCTATCTATATTAATAACTATTGTTGTGTCTGTTGTTCTACTTGTAGGTAATGGTTGAGCGAGTTTAGCGACTGCTAATAATTCTTGTTTTTCGTTATATAAACCTACTGTTGTAACATATGGAGCGAAATATGACCCTGTTACAAAATCGTAAACAGTTCCATCTGTTGAGCCTGATATTAGTGATGGATTTAAACTAAAGTTAAATTCATCAGGTCTAAGAGTACATTTATATTGTGTTTCATATATTGTTCTTGAACTTTGGAAGCTACAAGTCAAACTAGTCATATTAACTTTATAATTAATCCAATTTTGATCAGTAGTCGAACTTGTAAAAGCGTAATTAAGAGATATTATACCATGCTGGTAATTAATAATACCTATAGAAGAACTATCTTCTTTTATTAATATACCTTCTCCATTATCTGTAACTGTTAATCCTTGTCCACTTTTATTAAATTTAAAGTAAAAAGTATTAGGATTTATATAATCTCCAAATGAATCTCTTGGTATAGATAATATGTATACTCTTCCATCATCATAGTTGGTCCCAGTTCTATAATATCGGGAATACCCATAGCTGGAGGTATAGTTTATAGAGTTGGTTTGGAATAATGTTGTTTGTTCATAATTATAAAATCTAGCATTTGTAGCAGTTGTAGTATAATCTTCTAACAAATTTCCATTATAATCATAAATTGGAGCTGGGGTTTGAGATTGTCCTGGGGTTGATATATAATTGGTATAATATAATTGTTTTATAGAATTATATATTGCTCCAGCTGTATATCCTTGATCAGGAATGTATAGGACTGTATTATTAGCATAGTCCTCAGGAATATCCCAACCTACAAAAGTTTTAGCATTAGCTGATGAAGAAAGTGTGGTTTTATTAAAAGTAAAACTTTTGTTAACAACAAATGGAACTACAGTTACATCTGTACTTAAAAATTGTTTGAACGCACCCATTCATTAAAAGTCTAATTTAACACGTATTAATGCTTCTTTTGTAAAATCTTTTTTAAGTGGTTTAGATAGTTTAGCTACTGCTAACAATTCATTTTGGTCATTATACATTCCAACTGTTGTTATGTAAGTAGTTGGACTATTAATAAATAAATCAAATAATACAGCTCCAGTACTGCCTGAAATAAAGCTTGGATTTTCACTATAGTTAAATTCACCATTTCTAGCTCTACAAAATACAAAATCTGAGGTGATTGTTTCTTGAGAGTTTAAAGCAAATGAGCTAGTTAGAGACCCAGTTGCTAAACCTATCCTACCTGATCCAGTTGAAAATAATTTGATAGGATTATTAGCTGTAGTAGTAGTTTGTGTACCTAAATTAATACCACCATTAGTGTGAGTTAAATCTAAAGCAGCAGCGTTTAATATAATAGTACCAATATCTGGTAAAAATAAACCATATGAACCTGAATCGGTAGTATATCCTGTACCGCTATATGGTGTTCCATTACTACCTGATACTATTTGGTATACTCGGCCTGCATCGCAATATGATATAGTAGTAGTGACAGCACTATTATCTGTTAAATCAATTTCTCTAGAAGCTGAGTATAATACTAAATTTAAACTACCTGGGAATAAAGATTGTTTATAGCGAGCTCTATCAATAGTGATAGCGTAGAAATCTTGTCTAGCAGGTGTTACTGTCCCAAATGTAAAATCTGTACCTTCATCACCATATATTAGATTTCTAAATTGACCATAAATTGTTCTTGTTGGTGATAATTCAGGATAAGCACTATTATATGGGACAGATCCTGACCCAAATTTATTACCATAAGCTATATTGAATTGAACTTCAGCTGTACTATCAGTAATGGGGTCAGCATTGTATATATTTAAAAAATATTGACCTGATGTGCCTGCTTTTTGTACTGATGAAGTGTACATACTTGTTAAAGAAGTAGAATAATCACTCCAACATGGGGCTGTTATTGAGTCAGCACTTACTAAAAAATCTTGAGGGTCTAATGATTTATATGACATGTTTTATAATATTTTTATTAGCTAACTTTTGTTATAGTGATAGGAACTGTTACTCTAGCTCCACTATCTCTACCTTCAACAATTAAAATTGTTTGTAATTGAGTTTGAGAACCAAATAAAGTATTAATTGTAGTACCAGTCATATTTAATGTAGTACCGATTACTGTTTTAGACACATTAGTTCCAAGAGTAGTTGTTGAATTTAAAGCTGTAGCTTGGTCTGTATTGATACCTACACCATTAAATACACTCATTGTTCTAACATCACCAATAGTGAAATTATAGCCTGAAGATTCAAAAGCATTAGTTCCACCTAAGTAATTTAATGTTTGAGGTGTGATTGATAATGAAGCTCCTTGATTTAAAACTATTGAAGTATATCCAATATTAATAATAGGCATTTTAGCCGTACCCCGAGGTAATGTAGTAAGTTTATACTTCATTATTTGTGTTTCATCAGGAAACGCTTCTAGTAAAGGCATGTTTTCAATTGCTTGTCCATAATAAGCTGATCCAGATGCATTGTTTGGATTATATAATGTATAATCAATTTCATCATCAGATAAAGCAAACTGTGTAATTCGGAATGAGCCATCATTGCGGGCTAGTAATTCTCTTCCTTTTTTGGTTAAAATAGCGTCTACTGTTACTATTTGGTTATTTAAAAATCCCATATTTTTTTATTATTATCTTTTATAAATATATTAAATTTGCGTTTTTATTAAGTTAATAAACCATCTGCTTCAAGTTTATTAACAATGTCACTAAAATTATCTTTTAATTCTTGTGTTATATATTTTGGTTGTAAAAATCCAGTTAAATTAGCTCCAGATACTCTAGGTTCATTTACTATAAGATAGTTACCATCTTTAACAATTCTATATATAACAAAATGATCTAATCTAGAACCAGTAGGAATTGGTGGAGTAATAGCAAGTATAGATTTACCATTATTTAAATTACTAACATTGTATATCCTAGACTGTTTATTAGAATCATACTCAAATCTAATATAATCTCCAGGCAATATGTTAGCTGGGAGTATTATATTACTAAAACTCATTGATAATGATGCTGTTGGAGTTACTTGAATAAAATCATTATTTAAAACACTACTTAATCCTATTGATGCTGTTAAATATTGGAGAGTATTGCTACTTGTAGGCCATGTAGCTCCATCCCAATATGATGATGTTATTGTTTGAACTTTAGAGTAGTTACTAGTCATTGTGAAAAAGGTTTGCGCTGTATTAGCACCTCCTTTTATTATAGTTGATGTTACTGAAGGTAATCGTACTCTTATTTTAGTAGTATTATTAGGAAAAGCATAAGATTTAGTTCTTATAAAATGATATGTAGTGTTACCTATAGCATCTGGGGGTGCTATATAGTAATATAAATCATCATATACCTCACCCATATTAACATTAGCTCCTGGGTCTACAGTTGGTGGAAAAGATTCTATAGGTAGATTACGAATATCACTTACAAAATTATCATCTGAGGCCTGAATAGCTAAAGTAAAATCTGTTGATTGTACTGCTAACCCAACTTGGAATGAAATTTCAGCTCCATTAGTAACAGTAGAAAAAGGTATCCCATACACAGAATCTGTTGTATTATAATCATTATTTGGATTAGAAATAGCAGTATTAAATCTGACTGTATAGTTATTAGTAGCATTTTGGTCAGCATTATGTTTAGCTAAAAAGTAATAATTGACTATATTAGGAACACCATTTAAAAAGGATCCGTTTTCATAAAAACTCATTGTTGTTATAAAATTATTCCTTCCAGAACCTGTCTCAGTTATTACTAGTGGTTGGATAGTACCCATATCTGTTATAATATGGTCTCCTATTAAATTAGCAGCGGTTTGAGTAGCAGTTTGAGGTAATACAGTTACCGTTTTTCCTGATTCAAAATTACTATATAAATTTAATAAAGCTGTACTATCAGATTCAGGTTTAGTGATATTGCCATCTTTATCAATAAGATATTTAATAAATAAAGCAGTTTGATCAATTAATTCAGGACCAGTGCCAGCCATACCATTAAAATAAGCTACATAAGTTTGATTTTGTTCAACAGCAGGAAGAGATCCATATCCACTATCATCTGTAGAAATTCCATTAAAGTCTCCTTTAAAATTAGTTAGAAAATAACTTGGGTCATTTATAGCCATATTAATTTATTATCCAAATGGGTTTGTTTTTGTAGGTGAGGTAATAGAACTACCTATTCTAGGTTTTGTTTTTATAATTATTGAGTTATATTTACTTCCATTATATCTAATATTACTCCAAGATTTTGAACTATAGTTTGAATCTTGAACATATGCTCTATCAGCTGATCCTTCTAATATCAATGATTGGTTTACTGGGATCACGGGATTTTGAGAGTAATCTACATCCATTATAAAGTTTGATGAGACTGGGATTTCAGCATTGTCTAATAGTGGGTTATATTCATTGTAATCAATATTCTGTACATATGGATTAAATAATGTTAATGATGATGAACCATTAAACGGAGTGCTGTCATATAATGACATACTAACATGAAATGATGATACAGTCTCAGAAGTTCCATCTGTGCCTACTCCAAATCCTATTAAATCTCCTTCTATAATTTGCATTGAAGAAGTTAAATAAAAAGTAGTATCAAAAAGTCCTCCAGGAAATGAAGGCCAAGCTCTAGTTAAAACACCTCCATCTCCAACAACTGCTCCACTAGGTTTAGCTATATATACAAAAAATAGAGTAGCAGATGAAGCACTTCCACTGATTCTAACTTGAATAATTGGGTTAGGAGTTTGACCTGAGGTGTATATGCCTGAGGATGCTGTCATGTATCCTAAAGAATTACCAGTAATAGTTCCAAATGAGGAAACTCTATTAGAATAATATTCTCCAGGATTTCCTAATGGAAGAAAGTTTGTAGAGAAAGAACTAGCAGATGTAGCTAAGAAACTAAAATTATTAATATCTCCAACTGATGAAGTATTAAAACTATTTATATTTCCTGGGGCATATGGACCTATACTATACATGAAATAGCTATCCATATTTTGGATTCCAGCTATGTTATAAGTAACAGATGATCTGTCTGGGTATAGTAATGTTAAGGTTTGAAGTTGTTGTAAATATGCTGATTGATCTAAACCACCAGAGTCTATTCTATTTAGTTTAATATATTTGACTCCATTTGTTCTATTAGAATTAAAGTAGGCTGTCTCATATCCTAAAGTTTTTATAGCAGCATTACTTGGATTTATAATTCTAGTATTTCCAGGATTAGTTAAACTACCACTATCCCACCATAGATATATTTCTCCAGGATCTGGGGATGTATTAATATTAGTAAAAGTAGATTCATTAGTAGCATCACTAGTATATAGAACTGGGTTATATGTTATAGGATATGATGAAGGATATTTAATATTATTATCAGGATTCAACTCTCCGTCTGTTGCTATAATTATAGAATTTGGTAACTCTCCATTATAAAATTCATCTTGAGTAGAATGACTAATAGTTAATAAACCCGCGGGTGTTTTAACTTCTTCACCCCACGATTGGGTATTATTAATAAATGTGGGAGGAATTGTTGATCCTGTAAAGTTATAGGAGTCAAATGTTCCACCAGTACCTCCAAATATATTACTTATAGTTGAAGTTTCAATATATGAGCTTGATGTGTTTTCATCCCATATTTGTTGTGAGTATATAGATCCACTATAGTCCTCAAATTCCCAACTGGCTTGAGGTTGAGGGTATTTGTTTCTTTCTAATAAATGTTGTTTAATAACTACACCAGACGCTAGACTTGTTCTCGCAGGAACAAAATCTTTAATCATTTTAAATAATGAATTATCAAAGTATTTAATTAATCTTATATAATCAAATAAATCATATGAAGCGAAATATTTTTGGAAAAAATCATTACTTAAATTAACTAAATC